GGATCTTCTCCTTCAGTAAGTTGAGTCAACCAACTTCTATATGTATTATCTTCTTCATCGACATAAATCACATAGTTAGTCCCGTTGTGAATGACCCTACCAGTGATTCCCGTATCTAGATGCTGAACATATGATCCTTCAGAAAAAACTTCTCCGTTGTAATATGCTTCGCGAAGACCTTCGTAATCCAACTTAGGTGCATACTGCCAGCACTCCTGCTGATGCATTGAATCCTGAAGTACCTGAAACAGGTTCATCTTATCCTTATCACTTAGAGTGTCGGGGATTCCTTTCTGGAAAGTTTCAAAGTCATCATCCATTGCTGCCTTTCGCATCTTAGACGCTGACATGCCTGAAACGTCTTCTGCGTCAGCGTCTCTCTCGCCTGCAGAAATAACTTCGATACTATTAAAGTTGTAAAGGGAACCATTATATTTTTCTGAGAGGTTTTGGAACTCTGCTACTCTATCAGATCCAACGACAATCTGCACATCTGTATATCCTTCTTCTGCCACACCTTTGAGAACATCAAAGATAGTTCTCATGGACTCATTGTCCATAATCATGTCAGCATAATCAGGGAACATCTTTTTCATGTACTCAATCTTTGTGCCAGGATCCAAAGGATTCTTAGCAGGGTCATGAGATCTGGAAGGATAGATTCTAAAATCACCCTTCGCTGCATTTGAAACCTGTTGAATTAGTTTCTCGTGCCCGATAGTAGGAGGATTGAATCGACCAAAGGTCAATGTAATATCTGCAGTCTCTTGGGTAGCAGGATCTGCAGCAGCAGTTTCTCTACCAGCATTGGGATCTGCAATGGGTGTCTGTTGATCACCACTCACTTTCACTAGTTTCTGTCCGCCATCAGAGCGATACATAACCTTCTTGGTTCTTGGATTGGCATACTTGCCATACCCAACATGAACCAATCCTAGTTTTTCTGCTTCTGCTGCGGCACCACTCTTCTGTCGTGCTTCGGACAAGAACTCCTTATAACTTTTCATTTATTCGATAGTCCCTACAATGATATTTATGCGGATGCGGCTCTTTGCAAAATTGCATGGATTCCCTTATCATCAAGTCTACGCTTTGCCTGATTCAAGAACCCCTGGAATCTTCTGGTAATGAATACCTGAAACTGTGGTGAAGATGTCATCGCACCTTTGTACCTAACCTCAAGATCGCAGATTGGAAGTTTATCAATCCACAAGGTATAGAATAGTTTTGCTGCTCCTGCATTTGCTTCAAATGCTTGCTTCTTACCAGCAGTAGTTCTAACAATAAAGTTGGGGGTTGCACTACTAGTTCTTTTTGTGAAGACTGCTAATGGTCCACCTTGGAACAAGGTAGTAAAAACTTCCTTCAAGAACACAGAATTCTTTTCATTGCATTTTTTTACAATCAGTTTTCCTTCTTTGTCCAGATCACCAGAACCAGTAATCAAACTAAAGTGGAAGTGTTCTTGTCCAACATAACTATCGATATTAATTCTGAACGTAAGATCTAAGAATTGTTTGAAGTTATCAGGGTTAGCAAATACTTCCTTAAAGACTTCATCAATTTTTTCAAACCAAGTGTTCTTAGGATACTTCTTACCACTATGTTCTTTTCCTGTTAGAGCAGCATTCTTTTCGTTATCAGTTAATGATTCATCCAATTTCTTCAACCAGTTTTTTCTGTCCGACTTCAATTTAGCAAGAGTCGTATGTGGTCTACTGCCAAACTTAACACTATAAACTTCAGCAAAGAAATTTAGTTCTGCTGCTTCCAACTCAGATTTTCTGTTGGGTGCTTTCATGATAAGGTATCCACTGGTACTCTTACTCTCACCCACGACTGGTTTGTTGAGTAGGGTTGGATCTGGTTCTCTAATTCCGACACCCTTCTTCTTGAGAGACAATCCCCAGAAATGAGTTTGTTTTCCTAGAGTAAATTTAACAATAAGGTCCGAAGAGTTGTATGCCTTGATGATCGAATCCATCGTGTCATCTTTGCCCTTCAAGTGAGCAATGTCCCTAACCCAAGACTTACCTGTTTGATAAACTTTTTGAATCTTCCCTCCGTTATTTTTAATTATTGAAACAACGTAATTGGAAACAGATATTGCCTTTGCTAAGTTTGTAATATCTCCTCTGATTGCTTCCCGTTCCTTAGCAACAATACCATCTACAAGTGGTGCTGCATTATAACAATGGGTAAGTAGTTCTTCAATCTTCTCATTCCTTTCGGATGGTTTTTTTGAATTAATACTTCTCCAATCGACTATTAACTCCGATGCAATCAAAGTACCAGTCATCAGTTCGTGAGGATCTGAAGTGTCATTCTTCAATCCTTTGGAGAAAATAGTAAAAGCATAATCTGGATATGCTGCATACTTTGCTTCGTTTGTTTTCTTATCGAGAGTATATCTTCTGATCAATAAACGAATAGTTTTTGATCCCTGAGAAAATCCTTTGTCTACGGTGACTTCAAAGTCTGCTGAAACATCACCATTATATTCTAAGTCTCTTAGAGCATCGATATAAAGTTGACGAATTTCTTCTTTTTTATTTTGCAGAACTCTATCAATTTTATCGATAATAACATTTCGCTTCGACTTAACTGCTACAGTCAGTCTAGTTCCAAATGCAGTTTTTGCTCCAAAGATAGTTTTTAGATTACCAACATCATTTCTATCAATTAGTTCTGTAAACTCTGCTTCGTTTCCAGTTTGGTTGTGAGAGGTAATGATCGAAGGAACGTTCAGGATTTCTAGAATTACTTTCTTGGAAATCTCTTCGTACTTGTTCTGTAATGCTCCTGGGATTGCCATAAGAAAAAAACCTCTCTTCCTTATTATTTAGAAGAGAGGGTGTTGAGGATCTGTTATTTTATACCATTCAATGATGAACTCATCATCGGTCATTTGCAGCACGTTTCTCTGAACGAGAAACATCGAATACACCTTCGGGATAACGCTTAAGTAGCTTAGAAACATTTTTCATCACGACCTCATCCATACTAATATTTAGCGCCATGCAACACTGTGCAACATACCACATGACATCACCCAGTTCGATAATAAGGTGATCGCGGTTATCTTCGTTGAATGGTTTACCCTGGAAGATGATCTTCTTGACAATTTCCATGAACTCACCACCCTCGGCACTTATACCAACGGCACCAGTAAGAAGTCGCTGAATGTCAACACCGTCATCCACAAGTTCGGTCAAACGACCCAAGAATGCATCGCTGTCCTTGGACGGATTGCTGGTAACGAAATCAACAAACTCAAGATACTTATCAAGGTCTGCCTCATAGACTTCTTCCTCCTCAAGGGGATTGTTATTGACCTTTTCTTTCGTATCAAAACCTTTAGACATAATACCTCTTAAACTTTGAAATCAGCAAAATTGTTTTTACGAGAAGACTTGAACATTTGTTCAGGTTCTTCATTAATCTGTCCAGAGTCAACGATGTTCTGTTGTCCCTGGTCTACATCATACAACCTCATCTTCGCTCTGTCAATACCCACGATGAATCGCTTGTTCATGGTGGGATCATTGTACCTATTCTTGAGTTGCTTCACCATGATCTGATTCACACTCTCAAGTTCTTCTGTAGATATAAGAGCAAACATAAGATCAGCAGTGGCAGGAAGACCAAAGGACTCAGAAGTGTCAGTAAGGTCAACATCAGTAGAACCATACCCACTGCGAGTAGTTTGAGTAGCACTGACGATGGGGACGGCGAACTCCACAGCCAGTCCTCGTAGTTCTTCCGCGATTGCTTTAACAAACGTGTAGGAATTAACAATGGTCCCTTTGAATCTCGCACTGCTACAAATGTTCAGGTAATCAATAAAGATAATATCTGGTTTGAAACCCTTCTTGAGTGCAAGTTCATTCAGCAAAGACTTGAAGTGTCCAACATGTGCAGAAGCAGTAGGATATTCTTTGATGATAAGTTTACCTACAGTCTTCTTTGAAATCTTATTGATCTTCATCTCATACATTGTCTTGGGAAGATCAGTAAGTTGCTGAATAGGAACGTTCAGAAGATTTGCGTCAATGCGTTCCGCAATGCGTTCTTCTGCCATCTCCATCGTAATGTACAAAACATTCTTGCCTTGGAGAAGACTTGCTGCAGCGACGTGGCACATGAACAAAGACTTGCCCACACCCGTACCCGCAAGCGCGATGTTGAGGGTCTTGGCAGGTAGACCACCCTTTGTGATCTTGTTAAAGTATTCCAGATCAAAGGGAATCTTTTCTTCCTTACGATGATAGAAATCATATCGAGACTCAAAGTCATTAATGTAATCATGCCCCACATGTTCGTCGAAACAAACACCTAGTGCTTCCTCAAGTATACTAGGGATTGCGTCCCTACTGCGAGTCTTGTCCTGCCCATCAGCAATCTTAATCGATTCCATCAGAGACAGATAAACCGCCCTATCTTTACACCACTTCTCAGTGGTAATTACCAACCAATCATGATCAACCTTTTCCTCTACGAAGAGTTCCAGAAGTTTCAGGATGTTTTGAAAACCCTGTTGACTTAAATCAGTCCTGTTCTCACACTCAATAGCAATAGCATTGAGTGGAGGTTGGTTCTGATATGTCTGGACGTAATTATGTATCTCCTCGAAGATTACTTTCTCTTCATGATTGTCAAAGTATTCTGACTTAATGAAAGGTAGGACCTTCCTACAATATGCCTGATTGTAAACCAGGTTTTTCAAAATAATAACTTCGAGTTTATCCATCATAGGTAGTGTGCGTAAGTGCTAACAATATACTTGTCCTCTGCTCTTACGGGGAGCCCTGCGTGGGGGAACAACCACAACGGTGGGAACACCACCATTCGTCCAGGCTTGGGTTCAACTGTAATGTTCAGTTGAGGAAAGACTGTCTCGCCCTCATGAGTATGATCAGTCAAATAGAGAAGAGCAGCAATGAATCTGCGAG